GATAAATCTGAAAATTTAAAATTAGAATTATTTCCTCATCAAAAATTTGTAAAAGATTATTTGCAGGTTAATTCACCTTATAAAGGGTTATTATTATATCATGGTTTAGGTGTAGGTAAAACTTGTGCATCTATTGCAACTGCTGAATTATTAGGTTCCGATTCTAAAATGAAAATATGTGTTATGTTACCAGCATCTCTCGAAATGAACTATATTAATGAAATTCTTAAATGTGGTCACCCCTACTACTCTCTCGAACAAAATTGGAGCTTTATTAGAAATCAAGACTTAAAAAAACTTGATATTCGCTCCAAAGTATTTGATATTATGGATAAAAAAATTTATGATAAAAATGGAGGCTTCTGGTTCTCTACTCCAAATAAAAAATCAAACTATTCTAAATATGACGAAAAACAAAAAGAACAAATTAATAGACAACTTAATAACATTATTTCATTAAAATATAACATTTTACATTATAATGGAATCAATACAAAAAGTTTAAATAACTTAACAAAAGAAGATACTATAAATCCATTTGAAGATACTATTGTTATCATAGATGAAGTTCATAATTTTATATCTAGAGTTATTAATGGTTCTAAAATATCAGAAAAAATATATGAATTACTTTACTATGCAAAAAATTGTAAAATTTTATGTTTATCTGGAACACCATTAATTAATAAACCTTTAGAATTAGCATTTCTTATTAATCTTATAAAAAGACCTACTATTGAATATAAACTTAAAACTAATGAAAATTTAGAAGATAAAAAAATTAGAAAATTAGAATACTTATTAGAAAATCATAAACTTATTGATAATTTTGTTTATGATGCATTACAAAAGAAAATATTAATTAATTTTATTCCTAATGGATTCTCTATTAATGCAAATAAAAAAATTATAAATGATTCTGATAATATTAATGATGAAACTAATTTAAAAATTATAAAAAAGCTTTTAAATGAAAGTGATTTTAAGTTTAATATAGATAAAGAAGCGATAGAATATAAGGTATTGCCAACAAATGAGAAAAAATTTACAAATTTGTTTATAGATGTTGATAATAACAAGATAAAGAATGAGGATTTATTGATGAGACGTATATTAGGTTCAGTATCATATTTTGTATATACAAAATCTGAATTATTTCCAGAAATAAGGAAAAATGAGTTAGTAGAAGTAGAATTATCAGATATCCAATTTAAAAAATATATTGAAGCACGAAATCATGAAATAAGAAAAGAGAGAAGATTTAAGAAAGATGAAGATGCTGCTCAAATTTATAAAGCATTTACAAGACAATTAGCAAATTTTACATTTCCAGAGGAAATAGAGCGACCTTATCCAAGTAAATTAAAATTAATGTTAAGTGATATGGATGTAGTAGATGATTATCATCAAAAAATTAAGAATAAGTTAATAAAATTAGATGATAAAGATAATAAGGATAAAAAAGATAATAAAGATGAAATACCTGTATTAACTGGTCCTAAAAATTATAATGAAGATGATTATTCAAAAAAAATAGATGAGATTTTACAATTAATAGAGGATGATAAGGAACTATATTTAAAGAAAGATTTAAAATTGTATTCACCAAAATTTAATGAAATAGTAAAATCATTAGAAAAGTCGGAAGGTTCTGCATTAATATATTCTCAGTTTAGAAATGTGGAGGGTATAGGTTTATTAAAAAAAACATTATCAGCAAATGGATATGCTGAATTTAAATTAAAAAAACAGAAGAATACTTATGTGCTTGATATAGATAAAGAAGATTATAATAAACCTAAATATGCTGAATTTACAGGGGATAAAGAAATGACCAATGTATTATTAGATATATTTAATAATAACTTAAAGAATCTATCAAAAGATATATTAAAAGATTTAGATAAACTACATTCAAAAGAGAGAGAAGTTAATAATGGTAATTTAAGAGGTTCATTAATAAAAATAATGATGATTACACAATCAGGTAGTGAAGGTATATCGTTAAAAAATGTTAGACAAGTTCATGTAGTAGAACCATATTGGAATATGATAAGAATAGACCAAGTTATAGGAAGAGCTGCTAGAACAGGAAGTCATTTAGGATTACCTAAATCTGAAAGAAATATTGATGTATTTAGATATGTTTCAGTATTTTCAAAAGAACAATTGAAAGATACAAAAGTTCAAAGGATGGATAGAGGGATGACATCGGATCAAGTTATAAATGGTATAGCGGAGAGGAAGCAGTTTATAATGAATAATTTATTAAATTTAATGAAATCATCATCGGTTGATTGTCATTTGCATAAAAAAAACCATAGTGATGTTGAATGTTTTTCATATCCTATTAATATTCAAGAGACTGAAATTACATTTAAACCTAATATTGAAAAAGAAGAGCTGGATTATATGAAAGAGCAAAAAGAAGAGCAAGTTAAATTAGATTTAAACAGAGTAGAGATAAAAGGTATTGAATATATGATATTAATAGATGATAAAGAGAATAATACAGGGCAGTTATTTGATAAAGATGAATATGATAAATTTAAAACTATTAAATTTGTAGGATTATTATTAAAAAAGGATGATAATTATATTTTAAGATTGAAAGATGATACTAAAATGGAGGGGGAAAAAGAGAAAAAGGGTAATTTAAGAAAAGAGGGGTCAAAAGTTATACCGGATTTAGAAGATAAATTATTAGGTTCTGGTAATATACAGGGTGAAAGAGAAAATATAACTAACATGTTGAATCAAGTTATAAATAAAAATCAAGTTTATAAACATAAAATTATTGAACATGGTGGTAATCCAAATTGTTCATATTGTACAATGAGTGCAATTATTAATGAAGTAAATAGATTAAAAGGAGTTAATAAAAGATATACATACGTAGATATGAGAGAGATGGTAATAAAAGAGGTAAGTAAATTAGGAGAAGATGAGATTAGGGCATTATATACGCAAGAGTTTGGAAATAAAGATACGGAAGAAAAGAGGAAAGAATTTAATGATAAAGCTGAGAAAATGAGTAAAAAAGAGATAAAAGAAGAATTAATAGAACAGATTAAAACAATTAAATGGGGAACAGAATATGATTTATCAGTATTTATAAATAAGTATGATATAGGGTTATTAATAATAGATAGAGATGGAAAGGTATATAATATAGCGCAAAATATAAATAATAAAAAATATTACGCATTAGTATATTATACAGGAAACCATTATCAAACATTAGCATTAAGAAAAGAGGATGAACCATATAGATATGTTTATAAATGTGATGAATTACCAAAACCCATTATTAAAATTATTAATAATGAAGCCAAAAAATCTAAAGATATTAAAAAATTTCAATGCTAATAGAAAATCACAATAAAGTGAATAGAAATTTAATAAAAAATTTTATGATCCGATTTTCAGCCGAAAAATATTTTAACCAGGGGATTTAAAGAAATATATTTAAAGACATTGGTAATAGAAATTAACAAATAGTTTAATAGAAATTTAATAAAAAATTTTATGATCCGATTTTCAGCCGAAAAATATTTTTCTAGGGCATTTAAAGAAAACCATTTAAAGGATTTTAATAAAAAATGTGGAATGATAAATTTATATTATAAATTTTTGATGCTGAAGCATATATCAGTAATATCATTATTTTTATTATTTATATTTGCCATATAACAAAGCATATCTAAATTATGTTCTTTCATAATATAATCATTAATTAAAGTTTTTGAAATACTTTTAATTGTTAAATTAAAAACTGAATCAATACTATCATCATCATTATCTAAAAGGAATATAGTGTTTATAATAATATTAAGTTCACTTTTAATATCAGCTCCATAAAGTATCATACCAATCAAATTATTTTCTAATACATATTTTTTTAATAAATTGTAATGCATAGGTAATCCATTAAATAGTAAATTATCATAATTACCAAAAAATTTATCATTCAAATATAATTTTTCTAATTCATTTATCACATAATAATCATTATTATGTCTTTCTTTATTTATAAAATAATCAATAGATTCAATCTGAGTAGGAGTATAATTAGTATCAAAATCTATCATATCATCTATAGAACATTCATAAGTAATTAAATCCATCTTCAATATTTTTATATTAAATTTATTTTCAAATTTTAATATAATCTATTTTTTTCTTTTGTTTCTATTAATAATTCTAGTTTTAATTGAAGTGGTAAGGTAGTAACATTACTATCATTTTTATCATCATAAATTTTAATATTAAGTTTATTAATAGAATTAAGAGGTGGGTCAAAATATTTAATATCTTCATGATATTTGTATTGATTTGAAAAGTACAATCTATTTATATTTGTATCAGTTCTTTGATAACTATCTAAAATAGCGAATGAATTATTTAATTTGTTATTATTTTTTTCACTATAATTTTTATTTAATTCATCTATACCTAAAATAATTAAATGTTTATTTCCCCAATCACTAATATCACCAAAAGCATCAGCTCTAATTAATTTAACTTTAACAACATCTTTAAAAGTATTATTAAGATTGAATGTATAAGAGCCAGTAATATTTTTAAATAAAATAATGTTATGAGGTTTATTAATAGTATTATTATTATTTAATAAATCGTTCATTATTTATATTAATAAAAATAATTATTTAAATAATTAATAAATTCGTATTTTTTCAGTAGTTTCAATTAATAAATTCATTCTAAGTTGTAATGGTGAATTTGCTGTTGAAGTAGTAAAAGGTGTATCATATATAGATATAGTTAATTTATCAAGTTGTGGTCTAGGAGGGTCAAAATATGTAATATCGTGATTATATATAAATTCATTTCTATACCAATTTCTATCAGAAGTAGCATTACTTAAATAATTATTATAATTTTCTAAAACAGCGAAAGAGTCTTCGATAACATTAATACCATTATTATTATCAACAGGGTCAGATGGGTCATAAGCACTAATATTTTTATTAAGTTCATCAATTTTTATAATAGCAAAAAATTTTCCACCCCAAGAGTCTGTTTTTAAAGATGATGCTCTAGCTGATAATAATTTAACACTTACAACATTCTTTATAATTTCATTTAAATTAAATGTATAATCTCCTGTAATATTTTCATATAATACCACATTATATGGTTTATTAATTAATTTACTACTTAAACCATTATTTGGAATAATATTATATTTATTAAATTTTTCTTCTTCATTTATAAATGTAGTTAGATTATTAGTTTCATCATAATTAATAGTATTTGTAATACTACTTTCATCATTTAAATTTAATTTAAAACTTCGATATTAAAATTATCATCAAGTTGATTATCATATTCTTCATACATATCATTACCTTCAATGTTTTCAAAATTTTCACTATAATTTGTATTAGTTAATTTTTCTTCAATCATATTATTTATATCATTACCTACTAAGTCATTAGGATTATAATCATAATTCATTTTAATATATTAATATAAATTAATGTTTTAAATAAAACATAGTTTTAAATAAAATATAATTTATAATTTTTTAATTAAAAATTCTAAAAGTAGATAAGTATGACTACCTCTACTAGCAATAGTATTATAATTATGAGGATATAATTTTATATTAAACTCACTAAGATTACTAATAGGTGGGTCAAAATATTTAATACATTCTGATTGATGATAAAAATTATAGAAATGTGAATAATCATCTAAACTAGTTCCAACAATAGCAGTGTCATCATTATCAAATGTAGTATTTAAATCTAGAACAGCAAAAGATTCATTTAGATTATTAAGTTTACCAGAAGGTATTGAATCTAAATTTAAAGATTCTTGATTACTACTTGTGGTATTATTAAGTTCATCTATATTTAATATATAATAGTTAAATGATGTAGCAGAAGGTCCAATAGTTCCATTAACATCATCAAAATTTCCAGTATTATATATATTATCTCTATTGATTTTTAAAGATGCTTTAAGAAGTTTTACGCTAACTACATCTTTTTGTGGAGTAGTAAATTTAAATTTAAAATCAAAATCTACTCTATCTGATTCTGAATTACTAATATTTATTTTTTTTTTATAAATAATTAATTTTTCTTCAGTTAAACTATATTCAGGTTTATTAACTATATTATCATTCTCTATAATATTATAATCCTTTAAATTATTTAGATTTAATATACTATTTGATAATTTTAAATTATTTTTATCTTCTTCATTTAATATTAAAAAATCCATTTTATTATTAATTTTATATTATTTTTAATTATTTTCACTTATATTTTCATCTATATAAATTTTTATTTTTTGTGTAGTTTCAATTAAAAATTCTAGCATTAAATAAGCACTATTATCTCTATTAGCAATAATATCATAATTATGTGGATATAATTTTATATTAAATTCTTTTAAAACATTTAAAGGGGGATCAAAAAATGTTTCGTTTTTATTGGTATAATAAGAATTATAATAATGTGCGTAATCTGATAATGAACCGCCATTATCATATATGTTATTTAACGTTAAAGTTGCAAAAGAGTTATCTAAATTATTAATATTATTAGAATCAGTAGAATCTAAGTTTAATGATGTGTCATTACTACTAAATGTATTATTAAGTTCTTTAATATCTAAAATATAATAATGGAATGATGTTTCTTCCGCATTAGAGGTTCCATTTTGTGTATCTAAGTTACCAGTATCAATTGAATATTCTTTTTTAACTTTTAATGTAGCATTTAATAATTTTACATTATGAACATTTTTAATAGGTTCTTTAAATGTAAATTTGAAATTGAAATCTGTTCTATCAGCAGCAATATCAGAAACATTAAATTTTTTTTTATAAATAATTAATTTTTCTGTATTATTAATTGTTTTATGAACTAATATTTTATTAGAACTCATTATTTAATTTAATATTAAATAATAATAATAATAATTTATTTAAATTCAATTATATACTCTTAATTTTTCTTTTGTTTCAATCATTAATTCTAATTTACATTTAAATGTAGTTACAGCAACATCTGCATCAGTATATAAATTAATATTAAGTTGTGCTAAAGAGTTAAGAGGAGGATCAAAATATCTTATATCTTGATTGACACCAAATCTATTTTTATAAATATTAACTTTATCATTTACTACAGTAATAGCATCATTTACACTAGTTCTATCAATATCAATAGTTTTATCGTATTCAAGTGCAGCAAAGCAGTCATTTAATTCACCACCATCAGGTGTTTTACTACTTCTAACATTATTTAATTCGTTAATACTTAATGTAATAAATAAAGAAGCATCAGTAGAAGCATTAATAGGTTCTTCTCTAATAATACCATTAATTAATTTAACACTAACAACATCTCTATAGGGTTCATTTAAGATAATTGGATTACCAATATCATTATGATCAAAATTAAGTATTAGTTTAAATGGTTTATTAATAATATCAGATTTAATGCCTTTATCAGGAATTATATCATATTTTTTGTAAGTTTCAACATTATTATCAATAATTTTATTGTCAATTCCAAAATTATTTCCAAATTGAGTATACATTCCTTTTAAATTAGGATTAATACCTCTTTTAAATAAATTATTATCTTTAATAGATACAAAATTTTGTTTCTGCATTTTTATTTAAATATATATTATAAAATAATGTTTAAATGGAAGATATAAATATAGATAATTTAAGTTATATTTCTGTAGATAATCTTGAATTATTATATAAAAATGTAAAAGGATTTTTTAAAGATGTTCATAATATAGATATTAATAATTATAATACAAATATAAAAAAAATTTTGTTTGAGAATATGAAATTAATTTACAGCACTAAGCATGCACCTTCTTTAAAAACTACTCAATTAAATCTAATTACTCTTAAAAATATGAAAGAAATTTTATTAGATGAAATAAATAAACTGAATAAAAATACAAGTAAAAATCAGACAAATATAGATATTATATCAAGAGAGAATAATATTTATAATAGAGAGAATAGAATAGTAGATAATTTAAATGAATCTTATACAAATAATATAGATTTAAATAAAAATTTTTCAAAGGATTATGATAATTTATTATCAGATAGAAATAATTCTATAGAGAAAATAGATAAACCAAATTTTGGAACAGAATTTATTCAAAGTGAATCATTAGAAAGTATGAACAAAAATATGGAAAATTTATTACAAGAGAGAGAACAAATTTTACTTCCTCCTAAAAATGATAAAGATAAATCAGAAGAAAATAAATTGCAAGAAGATTCTAATAATAATGAAAATAATTTTTTAAATTTAGAAGGTTTTAATGAAGATGATAATATGGGTTCGTTAATTGATTCAACTAATGATGTAAATATTAATAATTTAAATAAAGATGTAAATGAATCTAATAATAATGTAGAAAAACAAAATCAACAAAATAATAATATAGAGAATCAGATAATATTAAGAAAACAAGTAATAGTTATATCTAGTTCAAAAAGAGATATCGAAAAATATCCTAATCCATATAATTATACAATTGAACTAAAATACCCTATTAGAAATATAATTAATATTAAATTATTAAATGTATTAATTAATATAAGTAAAGTTAAAAGTAATATAAATTATTTATTATTAAATATAAATGATTTAAAGGTGTTAACATCGAATAATGAAAATATTAATAATAAATTTGCGATAGTTTATGGAGGTAAAATATATAACGAGGAGATAAATTTTATAGAGCCGATGGAGATATTAGATAAATTTGATATAAAAATAACGGATAAGAATGATAAAATAGTAAATAATAAGGATAATGATAATAAAAATGATAATATAATAGAACTATTGATTGAATATTTTTAAAAAATAATATAATTAATTGAATTAATTTTTAAAATATACTAATAATTTAATATGGATAAAGATATTGATGATTTTTGTGAAAGAATATTACCATATGTTGATGATTTTAATTCTGATTTAGATTATTTTATTAGTATATTAATAAGAGAAATAAGAACGAATGATATTATATATATAAATAAGACTGATGAATGGTATGAATATAATATGTATAATAAAGAATGGAATAAGTATGATTTTAGTAATATAGTAAATCAGATTAAAACATTTGATGAATTTTTTTCAAATTATTTATATAATTTTATAAATTCATCAAATTTAGGAAAGAAAAATAAAGATTATTTGATTAAAATAAATAAAAAGATAATATCATTTATAAAAAATAGAAGTTATAATACTAATAAAATTTATAATAATTGTAAAAAATTATTTTCAATAAATAATTTAGTTTAGGTAGAATTAATGATGCTAAAATATTTAGTTCTAAGTTTAAATACGAAGTGGTCATTAAGTTTAGGATTATTAATAAATTTTTGGAAAGATATATTTTTGAGACATTGGTCCATAAAAAATAGTGAGAACATTCCGCATTCAGAGTTTTGTTTTTGATGTTTTATTTTATTTATATAAATTTCTATTTTTTTTTCATTTATTTTTTTGTTATCATTAATAATATCATTAATAAATTTTCGTATTTGTATATGAGGATTCATACCATTAGAATCATAATAATATATACCATAATTTTTAGATTTAGGATTAAGATTAATAAAAAGAGAAACCCAATGACTACCACTTTGATTATGTTTATCTAAATTAAATATAGCTCCTAATTTATTAATTTTATTTTTTATTAAATTTTTAATATCTAAATTACACATATTATTAGATATACAAGTATTACCATATACTTTAATATTAAAATCAATTGGATGAACTCCTAAAAATTTAAAATTATTATATTTATCTTCATATTGTGTCATTACATTCAATAAATTATATGTATTCAACCATTTATTTGGTTGTTCTTTCCAAGTATTTGGATATTCCGGTCTGAATTTACTTAAAAATTTTTCTTTATTAGAATTAATCTCCATATAATTTTGCTTTAACCAACAAAATTCATTATTACCACATTCTTCATAATTTGCCTTCATTATTGATTCATATAGTTTATCTTTCGTTTGCGATAATCTTATTTTCTTATCAGCATTTTTATTATAATTTTTAGCTATATCTTTTAAGTCTTGTAAAGTATAACAACTTTTATTATTAGAATATTTAGGTGAACAACTCATATTATATTATTAAAATATTTTAGTTTATATTAATAGTAAAATAAATTTATATGATTATTAAAAGTGTTATTATTATTTTAGAAGTTAAATAGAAGTAAAATAAATATTGAAAAAAATTTAAAAATAATTTAATATAATATTTTAATATTCATAAATATTAATTATTTTGTGATGAGTGAAGGGAAAAATCAAAATGGAAAATTTATGAATTATTTGAGAAAATATAAGACATCAAAGTCATCTGATTATACGCATACTTCATTGGGATATCCATATGGTTCGTATTATATACAAGTGGATGATTATAATGAATTCTTAGATAATTATATAAAAGCTATAGAAGAAGGAGAAGAGTTATATTTAACAGAGAAGCATAGAACTTATTCTCCAATTCTAATAGATTTTGATTTTAGATTCACTAATAATATAGAAAGAAAATATAAGTCTTCTCATATTTCAAAATTAGTTAATATTTATATAAATGAACTAAATAAATATATTAAACAGAATAATTATAAAATTTATATCTTAGAAAAAAGTAATCCAGTTTATATAGAAGGTAAAAATATAACTAAAGATGGTATTCATATAATGATACCTGAAATTGTTACAAAACCAAGTTTGCAGTTATTTGTAAGACAAAAATGTTTAGAGAAGATGAAAGATATATTTAAGAATGATATAGGGAGTGAGAATGATGTAGATGATATATTTGATGAGGCTGTAATAAATAAGAATAATTGGATGATGTATGGTTCGAAGAAGCCGGATAAGGAGCCGTATTTGGTAACGAAGGTATATGAATATAAAGATGATAAATTGGAGAAGGTGAAAGAGAAGAGAAATATGGATGATTTAGTAAAATTGTTTTCTCTTAGAAATAAATTTATGGAGAGTGAATTAAAATTTGAAAATAACACTGAATATGATTTATTTAGTAATGAACTAATGGAGAAAGAGCGTAGCGAATTAACAAATAAGCAAATTATAAAGAGTTCTAAAAATCATAAAAAAAATGAGACATTAGATTTAAGTATAATAAAGAAATTGATAAAAGTGTTAAATCCGAAAAGAAGTGAGCATTTTGATAGTTGGATAAAAGTTGGTTGGTGTTTAAGAAATATAGATTATCGATTATTAGATGATTGGATTGAATTTAGTAAACAGTCAAGTAAATATGAAGAAGGTGAATGTGAAAAGAAATGGAATTATATGAAAGATGGTAATTTGAGTGTAGGAACTTTGCGTTTCTGGGCAAAATCAGATAATCCAAAAAGTTATCAAAAAATATTAGAAGATGATTTACAATCTGTATTAAAATCTGCACATACAGGAACACATACAGATGTAGCAAGAGTAATATATCAAATGTATAAACATGATTTTGTTTGCACAAGTATAAAGAAAAATTTGTGGTATGAGTTTAAAAATCATAGATGGCATTCAAGTGATAGTGGATATGTTTTAAAGATGAGAATGTCGAATGAAGTATGGAAGCAATTTGTAAGAATTGGTAAAGATTATGCGGTAGCTTCATTAGAGGAGGAGGATCCGGAAGAGGCGGAGAGACTTAATAAGAAGGCATCAACTTATCATAAAATTGCATCTTCATTAAAAAATCAGACACAGAAGAATAATTATTTGAAAGAATGTTCAGAATTATTTTATAGAGAGAAATTTGAAGATAAATTAGATTCTAATTGTACATTGATTGGATTTGAAAATGGTGTATTTGATTTGGAAACATATGAATTTAGAGAAGGTCATCCAGATGATTATATATCTTTCTCAACTAATATTGATTATATTAAATATGATGATAAATGTGAAGTAAATAAAGAAATTATGACATTCTTAGGACAAATTTTACCTAAAGAAGAAATGAGAGAATATTTCCTTAAATTGTTTTCAAGTTTTCTTAGTGGTAAAATTACAAGTGAGAAATTCCATATATTTACAGGAACTGGTGCAAATGGTAAATCGAAAGTAATAGAGTTATATCAAAATGCTTTCGGAGATTATTGTGGTCAATTTAATGTTTCATTGTTAACACAAAAGAGAGTTAAAAGTAATGATACAAATAGTGAGTTAGCGAAATCGAAAGGGAAGAGATTTATGGTATTGCAGGAGCCTAGTGAGGATGAGAAGATGAATATAGGTTTTATGAAAGAATTAACAGGTGGTGATAGAATTATAGCGCGTGGTTTATTCCAAGACCCTATAGAATTTAAGCCACAGGCGCATTTAGTGTTAACTTGTAATCATTTACCATCGATACCGAGTGATGATGGAGGAACATGGAGAAGGATAAGAGTGATAGAATTTTTATCAACATTTACTGAAAATCCGAATCCGAGTAATAAGAATGAGTTTAAGATAGATACAGAATTATCGTTAAAGTTTGATGATTGGAAGGAATATTTTATGTCAATATTGATACATTATTATAAGAAATATATGGATGAGGGAATATATGAGCCACATGAGGTTTTAAAATGCACACAAGAGTATCAGAAGGATAATGATATAATGAAACTGTATATTGATGAAAGAGTAGAACCGAAAGAGGGAGGATTTGTAACATTTTCAGAATTATATAATGATTTCAAGTATTGGTATAAAGAGTCTGGAGAATTGAAGAAGCAACCACCAAAACAGCAAGTTCTTAAATATATGAATAAAAATCTGATTAAGAATAATAAAAACAAGAGTGGATTTCCTAATTTTGTTTTAGTAAATTGTAATATAATTGATGATGATGATGAACTATAAGTATAGTATATGATAAAAATTGATTTTTATTATAATTATAAATAATATAATTAATAGAATGGACAATTATGTATGTCCAATATGTTTAGATAATATAGAAGTTAAAAGAGAGCAAGATAATAATGTAAATATAATAGTATTAAAGGGATGTAGACATGTGTATCATAAAAGATGTTTAAAATTTTATTGGAAAAATGTAGATAGGAAAAGATGTCCTTTATGTAGAGATGAAAATGTAACAGATGATTTATTTTTTAATAATTGGATAACAAAAAATAATAGATTAAAATTAGATAAATATAATAAATATTTAATACAATGGCATAATAAAGATTGTATAGAGAATAATCATTTTATAATATTTGTAAAACCATTTGGAGTGATAGGAATTTGTTTAAATTGTAAAAGAGTTGAAAGTTTTAATGTATAAAATGTATATTTTTATTTAGAAATAAAATTTGATAATATAATTATATATTATAAATAATATTTTATAAATTAAAGATGAACATTAATGAGTTAAGTGTAAATGATATGCTCAAGAGGTCATTAAAAATATTAAAAGAGATGTTAGAAGACAGAGGAGAAGATATAAGATATTTAGAAAATATTACAGAAGAAGAATTAATTAAATATTATGAAGAAAATTCTATATTTGATTTTAGAATTAATGATAATTTAAAAGTTATATATCATATGAATAATAAAGTAAAAATTAATGATATACGTAAATATATTAATATAGAAGAGGATGGTGGTAAAAAGATTATATTTATAAGTAAAGAAAAATTAACAACAAATAATTATAAATCATTTTCAGAATTTACAGGAGCAAATATAAGTATATCATTCTTTTATTTGAAAGAGTTGCAGATAAATATATATAAGCATGAATTGGTTCCAAAGCATATTCCGATAAGAGATGAGAAGGAGATAGAGGAAATAATGAGTAAATATTCATTAAAAAGTAAATATAACTTACCATTGATATTGCATACTGATCCAATATGTAAATATTTAGATATTAAATCGGATACGATAGTTAAAATAATAAGACCTAGTATAACATCTGGTGAATATATATTATATAGATATTGTGTATAAATTAATATTGTATTAATATAAATAGAAATAATGTCGCAAGATTATCAAGATAGAAGATTAGATTTTGAAAATTTATTAACTATAAATACAATAAATTCTACAGCATTTCAAGAATATTTTTTAAAATATGCAGATAATGCTTTAGATTTTAAAAAATTTAAAGTATATTTTAATATTTTTATTGCAGCATTAGATATTATGTTTGATTATAAAATAGAGGATTTATTAGAATTTTTAAATACTAAGTCGTTAGTAGATAATTTTAGTATAGTTAAATATAAGGGAGAAGATGTGAGAAAAAATACATTATCAGACTATATATTAGAAGTAATTGTAGATGCAATTAATAAATTATCAAATGATAAATTAAAGAATTATTTATTATATAATTTAAATATATCAGATGCAAATTATACAGGTTCTTTTAAAAATAGTTTTATAACTTTAATTCAATATAATAAAGAAATTGAAAAAATTTTAGATGATAATAATAATTCAAGTATAAGTAGTATAGATAAAAATATAATTAATAAATTATTATTATCACCATTATTTTATTTATATAGTTATATTTTAAATATTGAGAACATTAAAAATACAAATTCTAATAGTAATTTAGAAGTAGAATCAAATTTTTTAGTAATAAATTTCATAATAATGTATTTAATAAAATACTATTTCTTATCAGAATTATTATTAAAGACATTATTAGATACTAAAGAAAATATAGATGGACCTCTAACAAATAATTTAACTTATAATTTAAAAGATTTAGAAAGTTTTCAGCCAATATATAATTATATAAGAAAAAATGATGATAATATATCATTTTTTACAGATTTAACAAATGGTCAATTAATTAATAAAGATTTTAAATATGACCAAGGTATATATGATAATATTTTTTCACAGATGATTATAGGTAATAGTATAAAAAATTCGCAAGATAGTTATAATTTAAATAATATGACTAAATTAGTATATAACTTAATCAAAGAGATTATATCAATAAATGAATTGATAAAGATTAATAGAGATTTATACTTTAGCAATAATATAAATTATATTATAGATCCATCAGAATCAAATAGAGTAAAGATAAATAAAATAAATAATTTAAATAATCATATTAAGAATGTTAATAAAAATATTAATAAATTAAACTTAAAGAATTTAAATATTCAAAAAGAGTATGAAATTAATAGAAATTTATATATTATTTTAGTAATATTTATAGTAGGATATATTTTATTGAATGTATATTCAATAGTGTATGCTAGCACTGAAGCAGTATTGTATATAAATAGTTTAATAGTAGTAGTTATAATATTAACTAAATTTTATAAATTAATAGTAAAATCTTATAAAACATTGATTAAAGATTTAAATAACTAAAAATAATATATATTTTAATAAATATAATGACAGAATATTATATATCAAATACTGATAATTGTAATAATAATGAATTAGATTATTGTTTAAAAACTTTACCAAATCCAGGATTTAAACTAAAAGATAAAGATGGATTATTTAGTGAGTTTAAAGATAATGAAAATTTACATAAAATAATACCATTTTTAATAGAAAGAAAGTATAAATTTAATAGTGCAAGTAGTAAAAATGAAACTGATAGACATGTATCAGATTATTTTGATACTTCAACACCATTAATAAAAAAAATATATGATACTGAATTTCAACCTGATGATATAGTTAAAAATAATTTAGTTAATAATTTTTCATACAATATTTTAGGAAATATAAGATCATTATATGAAAATATAATAGCATATATAACAAAAACTGAAGTTGGAAATAGTAGCGTAAAACTAGATAATTATTATAGTGATGATATTAGAAATTTACAAAAAGAATTAAATAACTTAAATAATAAGAATTTAAATGAAGAAACAGTTTATACTAATAAATATTATGATACAAATAGTTATAAATTTAAAATTAATTTATTAACTAATTGTATATTTATAGTTTCTATTATATTAATTATAAGTATACTTGATAATAATGGAATTATTAAATATGGATTCGCTATCAATGTTATCTTAATTATAGCATTATTAATATATTTTACATTAAGTTTATATGATATGTCAGATAGACAATATAGTAATTGGGACAAAAAATATTTTAATTATGTAAATAAAGTATCGGATAAGGTTTAAAATAATATTTGAAATTATGATTTATTTTTTAAAAATATTTAAAATTATTTTAAATATATAATTAGATGACAACTGATAATGATAATATTAAAACCATTATTACTTTTAGAGGTTATGGTTTAGTGAAAGATAAATTTGATAAAAAAGAGTTAGAAAATTTAAGAAAGGAATTGAAAGTATCTCCAAAAGGTTTATCTTCGTATAATAATTTAAATGTGCAAAGTTATATAGTATATCAAGAGAGTGTTAAAAGATTATATATACCGAAATATTTAGGATTGCAAAGATATGGTGTTCCTGATAAGAATAAATTAAAAGAAGGTATAGATATAGATGTAAAATTTAATGGTAAATTAAGAGAGAATCAAGTAAAACCGGTAGAAGCATTTTTAAGTGCTATTAAAGATGAAACTAAGCAAGGAGGTTTGATAAATCTTCCATGTGGTTTTGGAAAGTGTTTAGCATATGATACATCGATAATAATGTATGATGGTAATATTAAAAAAGTTCAAGATATTCAAATAGGAGATAAATTAATGGGAGATGATTCAACTCCAAGAGAAGTATTAAGTTTAGCTAGAGGTCGTGAAATGATGTATGATATTATACCAGATAAAGGAGATAAATATACTGTTAATGAATCTCATATATTATCTCTTAAAAGTATTATTGAAGATTCTGATGATTATTTTGAAGAAGATAATATTATAGATATTTCATTATTAAATTATTTAAAACTACGAAATAAGGATTCTTTTGTAGGTTATCGTGTTCCAATAGATTTTCCATTTAAACATATAGATATAGCACCATATAATTTAGGTCATGCATTAACAAATACTATAATAATCTCTAAATTTATACCAACAAATTATAAGTTTAATAATCGTAATGTAAGAATGGAATTATTAGCAGGTATTATAGACTCTAATGCATTTGTAGTCAATAATAAATATGAAATTATAATGGAATATGAAAGTTTATTAGATGATATTATATATGTAGCACGTTCTTTAGGATTTTTATCATTTAAAAAGAGTTTCCAAGATATGAAATCAAAAATATATTATAAAACTACTATATATGGAAATTATTTAGATAAAATACCAGTTAGAGACCAATTCAAAAAAATATATTATACAAAATATAATAAAGATATATTAAATGTTAAAATTAAAATTGAAAAAAAGAAAATAGATTATTATTATGGATTTACAATTGATGGTAATCATAGATTTTTACTAGGAGATTTTCAAGTTACACATAATACATCAATATCATTATATATAATTACTAAATTATTAAAGAAAACATTAGTAGTAGTTCATAAAGATTTTCTACTTAAACAATGGAGAGAAAGAATTGAACAATTTATACCTAAAGCCCGTATAGGAACTGTTAAAGCAAAAACAATAGATATAGAAGATAAAGATATAGTTATTGGAAGTTTACAAAGTTTATCTATGAAAGAATATGATAAGGGTACATTTGATGAATTTGGATTTATAGTAATAGATGAATGTTTTCCTTATAATACTGGTATTGTAACTGATAAAGGTGTAATGTATATAGGTGCATTATATAATAAATGGAAAAATAAAGAAGAATTGCCAAAAATATTAAGTTATAATAAAAATACTACAAATTTTGAATATAAAGAGATGACATATTCTTGGAAAAAAATAAATAAACATTTAATTGAAATTAGTATGTCTAAAAAGAAATTTAAATGTACATTAAATCATAAAATATTAACAATAAATGGATATATAGAAGCAAATAAATTAAATATAGGAGATATTATAATATCAAAATATGATAAATTAAATATTGATAATATTGTTGCACCAGCATTAAATGATGAACAATTACAAATTATATATGGTTCATATTTAGGAAATGGACATATTGAAATAACAAAGGAAAATAGATATAGATTAAAATTAATACATTATGAAGAACAAAAGGATTATTGTAAATGGAAAGCTGAAATGTTTGGAATAGATTATATAGAATATATAGAAAATAATGATTACTCACAAAAATCTGTATATAGTTTTCAAACAAAAATTTTTGATTTAGAATATAATATACCAAAAAATACTAAAGAAGTTCCTGATTGGTTATTAGATAAATTAGATATAAAAGGGATATCAATATGGTTTATGGATGATGGTAGCAACCAAATTAAATATAATAAAAATGGAACTATATCGAATTTTATATCTATAAATACTAATAATTTTAATTATGAAATACAAGAGAAATTTGTAAATAAATTTAAAAAATATGATATAGATTGCTCAATAAGAAAAGAAAACAATTACTATTATATTTATTTTAATAAAGAAAATAGTGATAAATTGTTAAATTTGATAAAACCATATATTCATCCTAGTTTTAACTATAAAATATATACTAATATAGATTCTGAAGAGTTAATAAATAAAAATAAATATATGTGGAATAATAATTTTTTAAATTATGGAACATTAAAAGTAAGTGAAATTGTATATGTTGAAAATATAAAAGAAAGATGGCAAAAAGAACCATATGTATATGATATAGAGGTTAAAGATAATCATAATTTTATAATTGGTACAAAAATAAGTTGTAAAAATCAAACTGAATATATTGATGGACCTGTTGTATCAAATTGTCATCATATAGGTTCTGAAGTATTTTCAAGAACTTTACATAAAATTAATTGTAAATATTCTTTAGGTTTATCAGCAACAATGACAAGAAAGGATGGTTTGACAAAGGTATTTAAGTGGCATTTGGGAGATATAGTGTTTAAAGCAAAAAATAATAATAAGGATAAGGTGGATGTGTATTGTTATGAGTATGATGAGGATGATATAAAGTATAATAAGGAGGAGATTAATTATAATGGTAAATGTAATATGGCGAAGATGATAAATAATATATGTGATTATGAGCCGAGAACAGATTTTATAGTAAATATAATAGAGGGTATAAAGAAGAAGGAAGATAAGAGAAATATAATATTATTAAGTGATAGAAGAAATCATTTGAAGATATTAAAGGATAAAATAGAAGGTAAGAATGTGGGTAATGTTGGATATTATGTAGGAGGTATGAAAGATGAAGAATTGAAGAAATCGGAGGATAATTGTGATATATTGTTAGGGACATTTAGTATGGCGAGTGAGGGTATGGATATACCTAAATTAGATACGATAATATTAGCGTCTCCGAAAAGTGATATAGTGCAATCTATAGGGAGAGTATTAAGAAAGAAGTTAGAGGACAGAGTATATATTCCATTAGTAATAGATATAAATGATATGTTTTCGATGTTTTTGAATCAGAATAAGAAAAGATTAACTTATTATAAGAAATGTAAATATAATATTAATCATATTAAATTTAAATAAAAAAAATATAAATGTAAATAAATATAAAATATGTTTGGTACAGTTATTAAAAATACATTACTTTTTTTATTAATAATATTTATTTTACATTTCATGATAAATAATCTTTTAATAGATATGGATTTGAATGGTTTTTCGATAAATGGTTCTATACCAAAGAATATTAATACAAATGAATTAAAAGTGTTAGAAGAAGAAGTATTAGATAATACAGCAATGATAGAGGTAGATTTACCTAGACCAGAAAGAGATGAGAAGAAGGATAAAGATGCGATAAAGATGAAGGAGTTATATGATTATGTATATGATAAGGATGCAACAAATAAATTAGATAATTTCTATAAGATGTCAAATGATATAGATGTAAGTAATTCAAAAGATGTTCAAATAAAATGTGCGGATAGTTTGTGTAATAATGTAAATAATTATTGTAATACATCATTGCCAGTGAAGCAAGAATTGGAGGGGCATTATTCAAATTTCAATAAGGTGCAATGTGAGTCGGATATAAAGGATAGTAGTAAGCATCCATATATAATAAAGAAATACGATAATGAGAGTCCAATGAATGGAGGTGCATTAGATGAAACAAATATAGAGGCATTTGATACATTAGATGGAGGATATGAATTGTTATAAAAAATTTAATAAAAAATTTTAATTAAAAATTATTTTTATTTAAATAATTTATAAGTTCAGTTAAATTATTTCTATTTAATGTCATAACATCTTTAAATTTGTCTTCTTTAATGTTATCAATATAGTTAAATCTATTCTTAAATGTATGATTAAAGCTTCTTTTATTAATTAATTGAAGAATAATAATTTTAGCTTTATTAATATCTTCAATTTTTTTATTAGATGTTTTAAGATTGAAGTCGCTAGAATCGAAGTCAATAATTTTGATGGTACTATTATCGGTTACTTGAATATTTTTAGCTTTAAAATCATTATGAACAATATTACTATTATGTAAAGATTTAAGACCAAGTAATAATTCAATAGCAATTTTATTTTTATTAAATTGATAAAGTTTTTTATTATATTTACCATTAATGATGCATTCTAAATTATAAGGGACATATTCCATAAAAAGAGTATTATTTTGTTTATCAATTTTATGAATTTTAACAATATATTTAGAGCCTTTAATTTTTTCTAATATATTTAATTCAGCTTCAAAAAATTTTTTATTTTTAAAAACTTTTTTAACAATTTTATTATCCATTTTAAAAATTCTACCAGAATTTCCTTCTCCTATTAATACACCTCTTTTACATTCAGATTTCTTTTCATTACTTGCCATTTATATATATTAATTAAATTTTATAATGCTAATAGAAATTAACAATAAAGTGAATAGAAGTTTAATAAAAAATTTTTGGATCCGATTTTCAGGAGAAAAATATTTTAAGTAGGGGTTTAAAGAATTATATTTAAGGACAATGGTAATAGAAATTCACAATGAAGTGAATAGAAATTTAATAAAAAATTTTTGTATTAAATTTTAGAGAGAAAAAATATTTTAAAAATTTATTGATTTTTTTTTATTTTAAATAAAAGTTTGCATATTTCTTCTTTTGGTAATTTTTGATAATTATTAGGTAATAACTTTCTTATTTCTGGATATTTTTGATTAATTGTTTTAATTAATATTGGTTTTTTAATAAAATATTTAGATGTATAACTTTTTGTTCCACATTCTTCTTCATTTGTAAAATCAAATTCATTAAAAAATTCTTTTATTTTATTATTTTTAGTATTATTTTTTGTATTAGTATTATCTTTAATATAATGTATTTTAATTTTATTAGATAAAGTGCTAGATAATGAGTTAATAATATTTCCTTTATTATTAAAATCAATAGTTTCTACATATTTTTTTAATTGATTCAAATTATCTCTATTAAATTTAAATATTTCTTTAAATTTATTATCATCAATTAATTGTAAATACTTATTACGTTTATTATAAAATTCAGGATAATATTTTACTTTAAATATAATTTGTAAAATTATATATTTTAATTTATTAATTTCTTCAATTCTTTTTTTAGGATTAATGATACCAAAATCACTTAGGTCAAAATCAATAATACGAACACCACTATCAGCAGTTATTTGTATATTTTTAGCTTTATAATCATTATGATAAATTTTATTATTATGTAAATCAATAACACCTTGAACTAATTCATTAATAATTCTATTTTTATTAAAATTATCAATAGATTCATTTTTTTCAATTATAAGATTTTCAAGATTATAAGGAACAAATTCCATAATAATATGCATATTTCTATTTAAAATCTTATAAACTTTTACAACATTACTTATATTTTCAGTTTTTTCATATACAGTTTTTTCTCCTTCAAAGGCAAATTTAGATTTAAATACTTTACGAACTTTTCCATCAGATTCCATATATAAAAAACCACCATCTCCTTCCGCAAATGGTTCCCTATTCTTTATCTGATTTCTTACATTATTTACATTATAATTATCATTTGTATTATTATTCGTAATTTTATACATTTATTTTTATAAAATATTTTTAATTAAAAATATTTTTTATACCCTTTTCTAACTTCTCAAAATCTTTATACATTTCCGGATTATCATAATTTAAATTTATAGCAAATAATAATACTATTGTTAACCACATATACATTAATATATTTAATAAAAAGTTCTCTTTATATTCATACGCCCAATCAAATCTTAATTGATTCACATATAAGAAAAATGTTATACTTGGTATAAGTAATGCTACTATTAAGTTTCTATATTTAAAGTTTATAAGTATTTTATATTGGTCTAGTAAAATGATAGTATATTTTAAAAGTATTAATCCAATAATAGTATCAATAACACATAAAATTATAAATTTAATAAAATATTTATCAATAAATGAAAGTAAAATAAATTTAATTCTGTCATTAAAATCTTTAACTTTTATAGTTTTGCCATAAATATCTTTAAGATATAAATTTTTTTTTGCAAATAATAAATCAAGAATGTAACCGAGTATATTACCTACAAAATACAAAGAGATTCCAGTGCTTTGTTGTATATTTAAACCAAAACCTATATTTAAAATATAATTTAGTAAATTTGCTATTATTACAGATGTTATAGAAGTTACTTTCCCCATATTTTTCTCATCTTTTAAAAATTTTTTTATTAAATTATTATGTTTTATCATTTATTAAAATATATTTAATAAATTAAAAAAATTATATTAATTTAATTAATCTTCTTCATCTGATTCTTCTTCTTCATCAGATTCTTCTTCTTCAGATTCTTCTTCATCTTCATCCTCTTCTTCTTCATCTTCATCCTCTTCTTCTTCATCAGATTCTTCTTCTTCATTTTCTTCTTCTTCATTTTCTTCTTCTTCATTTTCTTCATCATCATCATCAGAATCTTTATCACTAATTTTTACTAATTTATCTGTATTATTTCTAGAAATAGAAGAATTTTTATAATATTTATTAATTAAATCTGATACATTTGAACTAAATACATCAATAAAATTAGAATTATTATTATTTTTATTAAATATTTTTTCAAATTCAGATTCTCTCATATTTCTAACTTCTTTTAATAAGTTTTTAACATCATTTTTATCATATAAACCATTTTTAGTATTAGCAGAACCTAAGATTTTAACTAATTCATTAGAAGTATAATCATCTCTGCTTTCTTCTCCTATTTTATAAGGAACAAATGTTCTTTGATTTGCAGATGTATGGTCATTATTTTCATCAAAAATATTACTGAATTTAGAAGAGAATTGACTAGAAAATATTTGTTCATCATAATAAGACCTAGGAACGAATCTATATTCAATTTTTTTATTATCTTTAATTTTTTGAAATTTTTCTTGATATATACCATGGACAACTAATATAATTCCAAAAAAAAATACTAATAGTATTAATAACTTCATTATTATAATAAATTAATATTTTATTATAAATTTATTCTTTCTGATTTTTAGAATTCATCCAAGGATCTTCACCACTAAATACCTTACTATTAATATCAACATTATCAACATTTACATTTTCTTCTACTGTATTATCTTCACCAACACCACTACTTGTTATAACTTCTTTAACATCTTCTACAACTTCTTTAACATCTTCTACAACTTCTTTACCTTTTTCAACAACTTTTTCGACATCTTCAACTAATTCTTTACCATCTTCAATTGTTTTTTCAACATCTTCTACAACATTTGATTCTAAAAGATTTTCTTCTTCAACTTTTTTATTTTTTTCTTTTTGAGCTTCTAACATTTCTCTCTTTCTATCATTAAATACTTCATCCTTATGTGCTTGATTTTCTCTATATTTCTTCATTAAAGTATTTAGTTGGTCTTCAGAATAATGTTGGTCATCAATTTGGTCTGCTGATGGGTCCCAAGGACACCAACAACCAACCTGACAAATAAAAATATTATGATTCTTATCCTTCCTCTTTAAAACCTCACTACGAACTTGCGCCTCCCTTAAAGTATCATATGAACCACGAACCTTTAAACCTCTTACATTAGTTTGAAAATCAACTTGTTCATTAAATTGTTTATCTAATTCTTCAGATTTTTCTTCACAAAAGTATTTATATTCATCTTGCATATGTTGTTTATTAAATAAAAATCTATATCTATCCGCAATCGCTTGAAAACCATCCGCATCATCCGGATACTTCTCCTTCATATTATGAAATAATTCATTCACATCTTTACAAAAGTTCTTTGTAAACTCAGTAAAGATAAAAGTGTTTTTATCATCTAATAATTTTTCTGGAGAAATGAATGATACACAGCAATATTTTTGTCCGCGTATTTCGGGGTCTTCTTCGAGATAGTCACATTCACTAACGGGTACAACATTATTAGACATAGTTTATATTAATTTTATATAAAATAATTTATAAATGTTTTTAAATAAATTTATTTATTGTAAAATATTTTCTTTTATTATAGTATAAAATGAACGGACTTGACGTAAGAGAAGTTGTAAAGCGTATGCTTAAATATTTTGTTGAAGGTTTAGTTGTTGCAGTTGCTGCTTGGGTAATGCCAGGTCGCAAATCTGATTTAATGGATGTTGTATGCCTTGGTCTTGTAGCAGCTGCCACATTCTCTCTTCTTGACCTTTTCGCTCCTTCGGTAGGAACAAGTGCAAGAACTGGTGCTGGTCTCGGTGTTGGTGCCAACCTTGTTGGTTTCCCAGCCAAGTAAATTATTTTAATTTGATAAAAAAACAAAAAAATTAATTTTTATAATTTATATAAATTTTATATAGATTTAATAAATTCCCAACCTAAATCTTCACAAATATTTTTCCATATTAATTCTTGTTGATATAATTTTTCTCTAGATTTTAATAGAGGAAAGTATTTTATATATTCATCTTCTCCTAGAATCTCTAGAAATTTATGTAAAACATAAGAATAACTTAGAAAATTCTTTCTATTCTTAGGAGAATGTTTAATAAATGGTCCTTGAATTTGTTTAAACATATCTCTTAACTTTTCTTCTAATTCTGGTGTTAATTGTGGTGTTGATTTACCTGTTATTCTATTTAATATGTATGGTATATGTTCATAGTATTTATTAATTTTATTTTTCTTTAATATAGAGCGGATTTTTTCATAATTTAATGTAGCCATATTATTCACTTTATTTTTCTTTAATTCTATAAAAATTTTATCGAAGACTTCTTCAGGTATATCAGTTGTTTCTTTACCTTGTGATTGTGCTATCCATTCATTAAAGTGATTAATTCTATTATAGGAGAAATAAGATATTTCCTTAGGAGGTTCTTTATAGCCGGGTTTTTCATTATCAGTAATAATGTATTCAATAGTATTACAATCAGTGCAATATAGAAGACCATCATGAGTTAATTCATTAATATTTTTAGAATTGCAATGATAGCAAATATCATTTTCGCAAGATAAGTTATTATTAATATAATTTTTGTCTGTGCAAGAAAGATAATCTTCTAGAAGGTCTGATCTATTTTGTTCTTGTTTAGATTTACTAGGTTTCATATTATTATTAAAGAAATCTAGAATATTAATATTAGTAACATTAGATTCATCAGTATTTTTTTCAACAGAATCGAAATAATCAAAAAGTATTTCAGATGTATTAGTAAGATAGTCAATTTCTTCTTTATTAGAATTAATAGTAGAAATTTCTTTTAGAATTTTTTTTTCTTTAGTTTGTAATTCAAATAAAGCATCAGGATTTTCTTCATTTTTAATTAATTTTTTAATTTTTTTTAGGTCTTTTTCTAGATTTTTGACACTATTATATTTTTTATTAAATTGTTCTAATTTTTTTTCGTGACATACATCTAAAGTATTATTAGTTTTTTCATAATTGTGTCTTCTTTTAGTCTTTTTACTAGACTTATTTTTTACATTATCATTAATCATATAAGGTTAAATAATTGTTAAAGCTTTATATAGAATTTTTTGCGTAAAAATTAATTAATGCATTAATTTAATAAAATTTTTTTTCTAAGTATATAGTATAAAAAAATATGGGAGGAGGATTAATGCAACTCGTTGCCTATGGCGCTCAAGACATCTACCTTACTGGTAATCCACAAATTACTTTCTTCAAAGTTGTCTACCGCAGACACACCAACTTCGCTATGGAGTCCGTTGAACAAACCCTCAACGGAAATATAGCTGGTGGAAACAAAGTAACTGCTACTATTTCCAGAAATGGCGATCTTGTAGGACGTATGTACCTTGAAGTTACAACTGCAAATGGAGATACTGCTGTTGCAAATGTTGGTGCTGCCTGCATTGATAGTGTTGAAGTTCAAATTGGTGGACAGCAAATTGATAAACACTATGGTCACTGGATGGAAACCTGGGCTGAACTTACTGAACCAAATTCTTCTTGTTTAACAAGTGCTGTTGGAGGTAATGGTACATTATTTCAAGAACTAGCTGGTATGGGTGGTTGTAATGTAGCCGATGGTGTTGGTGCTCTTGAACTTACTGTTCCTCTTCAGTTCTGGTTCAATCGCAATCCAGGTCTTGCTCTTCCTCTTATCGCTCTTCAATATCACGAAGTTAAAGTTTTAACTACTTTTAGCAGTGTTGCAGGCACTGGTACTAATTTCGATGCTAAATTATGGGCTGACTACATCTATCTTGATACTGATGAACGTAGACGTTTTGCTCAAGTATCACACGAATACCTTATTGAACAAGTTCAACATACAAATTCAACTGGTACTTCACACGATCTTAACTTTAATCATCCAGTTAAAGAACTTGTATGGACAGGTGGTATGGGTACTACTACTGCTGGAGTTATTGATGAAGTTGCTAATGGTAACTACAGATTAGTTCTTAATGGTCACGATCGTATGGCCGAGCGTCCTCGTAAATACTTTACACACACACAAGTATGGCAACACCACACTGGACCAGGTGGTCTTGCTCCAGCTACAGCTGGTGTCGGTTCTAAAAATTCTTCAATTGCTGTTTACTCGTTTGCTCTTAAACCTGAAGAACATCAACCATCGGGTACATGCAATTTCTCCAGAATTGATAACGCCCAACTTAAATCACCATCTGATACCTTGGATATCTATGCCGTCAACTACAACGTCCTTCGCGTTATGTCGGGTATGGGTGGTCTTGCTTATTCAAATTAAATTATAGTAATTTTACAATTACTATAAAAAAATTAAAATTTGAAAAAAATTTATTTTAAAAATAATTATCTGGAATAAAATGACTGATAATTATTCAAAATTACTTTGTAATGATGGTGAAAATAAATCTAAAATAGAAACAAAAATATCAAAAGATGATATAGAATACGTAAAAAGTTTAAATAGAAGTTGGTATTTATGGAAAGGTGGGAAAAATAATAAATGTTCAGGTGGTTATATTCGTGCTACAATTAATTATAAAACAGTTTATTTACATTCAATTATAATGAATAGAGTTCAAGAGAAACCAAATGATAATTATTCTGTTGACCATATTAATAAAGATAAATTAGATAATAGAAGAGAAAATTTAAGATGGGCTACACAATCACAACAGAATAGTAATACAGATAAACGAAATAGAAAACATAATGCCCGCTCTCTTCCAGAAGGGATTACTCATGATATGTTTCGTAAATATGTAGTATATTATAAAGAATGTTATAATAAAGAAAAAAAATTATATAGAGAATTTTTTAAAGTTGAAAAACACCCTAAATTAGATAAAATTTGGATATCCAGCAAATCTAATAAAATTGATATAATAGATAAACTAAATTCTGCTAATAAAATTGTAGATGATTTAGAAAAAGATATTTATCCAGAAGTAAAAAAGAAACTTCCAAAATATATTACACTTAAAAATATAACAGGAAATGATACTTTAATATTTGACAAAAGAAAAGATAATAAAAGATATAATCTTAGAATGAAACTAAAACTCAATAGTGATGATAAAGACTTTAAAATAGAAGATGAATTAGAGTTATTTAAATCTAAAATAAAAGAGAAATATGGTAATATATTATAGAATTATTTTTAAATTTATAATAAATAGGTTTAATTTATTATAGATTTATTTTCTTACTATATAGTATAAAATAATGGGAGGAGGATTAATGCAACTTGTTGCTTATGGCGCTCAAGATATTTATCTTACCGGTAATCCACAAATTACTTTTTTCAAAGTTGTATACCGCAGACACACCAATTTCGCGATGGAATGTGTTGAACAAACACTTTCAGGTAGTGTTGGAAATGGTGCATCTGTAACTGCAACTGTATCACGTAATGGTGATCTTGTAGGAAAAATGTATGTTACTTCATCAACTGCTAATATTACAGCAGGTGATTCAATTGTTGAACAGGTAGATGTTGAAATAGGTGGTCAAAGAATTGACAGACACTACAAAGAGTGGTTGCAAGTATGGGCTGAACTTTCTACACCAGACTCGAAAGCTCTTGGATACAAAAATATGACTGGTGCACTTTCACATGGTCTCAGTCCCGTAGGTATGGTTCAAATTCCTCTTCAGTTCTGGTTCAATCGCAATCCAGGTCTTGCTCTTCCTCTTATTGCTCTTCAATATCATGAAGTTAAAATTAAAATTGTTTTAGGTACAGCTACTGGAACTGCTGGTGTCAAACTCTGGGCTGACTACATCTATCTTGATACTGATGAACGCCGCCGTTTCGCTCAAGTATCACACGAATATCTTATTGAACAATTACAAAGAGAAACAGCAAGTGTATCAACTTCACAAAAACTTAATTTCAATCATCCTGTTAAAGAGCTTGTTTGGACTTCAGGTGCTGTAAATACTTATGGAACTGCTAAACTTCAACTTAATGGTCACGACCGTTTTGCAGCTCAAGAAGAAGAATACTTCCAGCTTCGTCAACCAATTGACCACCACACTGCTGTTCCAGGAGTCAATGTTCCAATGAGCGATAGACCAGTGATGTTAGCATCTCCTGTAGAAGTAATTCCAGTTGATGATGAAGCTGCAGTAACCCCTGAAACAACTCTTACAGCTAATGGAACTTTCCATGTAGAGGCTACGGGTGGTACAACTAGTAATGAAATTGTTCTTCAAAGATTTACTGACCCAGGTCTTAAAGTTGGAGATATATTACTATTAAGTTATGAAGTTGGTGCTGCTGGAGATTCATTTAGTATAGTAGCAAGTATTAAAACTATGACTATTGCATGGAGTGCAACTGAAACAGATATGGTATTTGAAGTTAATGAAGCTGTTCCTGATTCAGTAGCAGGCGGAGGTTCAATATATAAAATTGGTAGTGTTCAAGACTCTGTATCCAGATGCTCCAATTTAAACAAAAAAATTAATGTTTATTCATTCGCTCTTAAACCCGAAGAACACCAACCTTCCGGAACTTGCAACTTCTCTAGAATTGATAATGCTCGTCTTATCACTAATGCTAACTTAGCATCTACTGATAACATTTACGCTGTCAACTACAACGTTCTTAGAGTTATGTCGGGTATGGGCGGTCTTGCTTATTCAAATTAAGTATCATTTTAACATTAGTATATTAAAATTAAAAAAATAATTTTTATAAAAAATATATATATTATATTTTATACTCTAGTCCAAACATTAACTTTATATTTACCACTACCTACTTCATATGGTTTTACATTTCTATATAAATCACTTTTATGTAAAACTTTTATCATATAAAATTTATTAACATATTTATTATTAATTCTAATTTGTCTTCTAATATTTTTAACTGATAATGGTTGAGTAAAATCCAATTTATTTAGTTCATCTAATACTAATTGCATTTTATAAAAATAAGTAATTGATTTTTTAAATACTTTTATATTGTTTCTTTAAGTTCTGGAATTTTTTGCTTTAATATATAATTATTATAATTTATATCTTGAACTAAATTTGATAACTGATTTTCATTTGAATCTAAATATACTTTAATATTATATATCTCTATAAAAAGATATGATGTAACGAATATTAATAAAACAATTGCCACAAAATTTAATAATGGTATCATTTTATAATAATCAGATATTTTTTTTACATATTATTATAGTTATTAATAGTTTCTAATGCCTTTTTATATTCATCTATCGTTACTGGAAGCTTCTTCTTTTTTATATTATTATTATTATCTACTGGTAATACACAAAACATTGACTTCTCATTAAATAAACCTGCACTTATTATTATAAATCCCGCTGTTAACAATACTGACATCTTGAAATTTCTTGTGCCTAAATAAAATATACAAAATAAAGTTAATCTTCTTATTATACTTAATTGTAATAATTGTTTAGTATTTTCACTTAAATCTAAAACTAAATATCTACTACCAATATTAAGCATAATGATAGAGATTCCGGCTAAAAGTTTATTATTATCTAATTTGCTAATATCGAACATTATTTATTTAAATATAGATAATTATAAAAAAATGAAAATAAAAATTATTGATTAGATTGAGGTTGATACATATAGTTAGGATTACCATAATACATATTAGGAGGAGGTGGATAATACATTGGTGGAGGTTGATAATTATTCAAATTACCTTCAGCTCCGCCATATGTATTTAATTTATTCATACGATTACTTCTTAACATACCTCCAATTTGAACAAATTGTTCTAAAATAAATATTAATAATATTCCACTAATTAAATATAATCCTAAATCCATATAATGTTTATCAGATTCATAATCAGTTTTAGGAGCTTTTTCTGATATTACAGCTGAACCACTTCCTCTTTTAACTTCTGAACCACTTCCTCTTTTAACTTCTGAACCACTTCCTCTTTTAACTTCTGAACCTTCTGAACCAACCACTGATTTAGCTACACTTCCTTGTTCAGGCTTCATAGAAGTTGCTACACTAATTGAATCATCCACATCAGAAGATAAATCAGATGTAATAGACCTATTAATAGAATTATCAAAATCAACTGGTTCATATTCAGTAGGCTCAACCTTCATAAAATTATCACCATCTCTACTCATCATTGGTCTAAAATCATGCTCTTTATATAATTTATCAAAATAATCTTGCTCCTCTTTAATATCACAATCATTTATTTTATCCTTATTTGCCTTTATAAAATCTTGTCTTGACGCATATAAATCATATACTTCATTTGAAGAATTTTTATCAAATGATGAATACATATCAGATTTATCTAAACCATCTATATTAAAAGGTTTTTGTTCTTTCTCTGTATCAGAATACCTTTTTGCATAATAATGACAAGCTGATTCTTTTTTATTACTTCCACTTCCATTTTTCTTCTTCTTTTTACTAAAATTTTTTCCATATGCTTCATTTATTGTAGCATAAGATGCCATTTAATATTAATAAATATAATTTATTATTAAAAATTTAACTTAAATCTAATATAAATTTACCATTACTATTATGCTTCTTTATAGAATTTCTAAATGGAATTTCTTCTTCCTCCTTATAATAATCTAATATATCCTTTTGATATGTTTCTTCCTGTTTTATCTCTATATTTCTTTTATCTTCTAACATTTTAATATTATTTAAATGCTCTGGTGTCCTAATATACTCTCTCGTCATCTCTTTCTCATTACTCTGATTAGTTATATAAAAATTATCATTTGTTAGATTATTATTTAAAGTAGAATAAGCATAATAATTATAGGTAGGAATAACATTAGGGTCATAATTAAGGATAGGTTTAAATACGGATGTGGTATGTTGAGTATTTAGTGAAGGGGATAAATCGGGATGATTTTGATGATAATCAGAAACATTAGTATCATTATTTATATAATCAATTTTATTATCATTAATTTTCATTTTGTTTTGTTGAATATTTTTAAATTTTTTAGCGATTAATTTTTTTTCTTTTTTGTAGTTTGTAATTTCTACAGGGTCCCAACTAATATACAATATTTTAGGAAAATAATATTTTACTAAAAATCCATTACTCCTTAATTCTTTTATTAAATATGCTACACAATTATTTAAATTATAAGATGGAACTCCAAATAAATATTCAGGAACATCATATACTAATTTATATTGCTCTTTTAATGAAGCCTTTTTAATTCTTTCATGTATTAATTGTAATACTTCATTATAAGAATTATTTCTTTTTTCTTTAACTTCATTAATATTTCTATAAAGGTCATAAATATTAATTTTAGTATTTTTCATTATTTAAAGTTATTTAATATAATTATATAAAATTTAAAAGATAAACTAACATTAATGTATTCAAATTTAGTATTGAGTGGAGGTGCTATAAAATCAGTATCATTATTAGGTGCAATAAAATATTTAGAAGAAAAAAATTTAATAAAAAATTTTAAAAATTATATTGGGACTAGTGGCGGAGCTATCATCCTATTTTTTTTATTAATTGGTTACTCTTCTAATGATATCAAAAATATCTTATTAAATGAATTAGATTTCTTAACTAATATTAATATTCAAAATATTACAAATATATATTACGAACTTGGTATTGATAATACAAAAAAAAATGAAAAAATTTTACGTAAATATTTATACTCTAAATCTAATTTAGAATCAATTACATTTATCGAATTTTGCAAAAAATATGGTTACAATCTTATAATTACTGGTGCCAATATTACTACTCAATCTCTAGATTACTTCTCTATTGATACATTCCCTGATATGGATATTATACAAGCATTATTAATTACTAGCTGTATACCTATACTATATAAACCTATTCTATTTAATGATAATCTATATATCGATGGAGGCATATACTCCAATTTCCCTCTAGATTATTTTGAAAAATATTATAATGAAACTATTGGTATAAGTGTTATTACAAATTATAAAAAGGATAATGATAATATAATAAATTATATGAGTAATATATTATTTTCTGTGATGACAAAATTGTCGTATGATAATATAGAGAGAAACAAGGATAAGTATAATATATGTTATATAGATTTTGAAGATAGTGGTTTAAATGATATAAATTTTTCATTAGATGATTTAGAGATGAAAATTAATAAAAATAATGTAGATAAATATTATGAAATAGGATATAAGAAGTTTAAGAATTATTATGAGAATTAGTTTTTGTTGAAGAATTCTTTGATAGCTTCTGCAGTTCTAGGACCTTTGAAGGGAACTTGTTCACCATCTTCTTTAACTTTAAGGATTGTAGGGAAACCTTGAACTTCATATTTTTTGTTAGCTTCTTCATCATCTTCATTTACTTCGACAGGAACATCGGAGTCTTCTTTAAGTTCATCTACAACACCAGATTCTTTAAGTTTTTTGCAGTGACCACACCAGCTAGCAAGAGCAAATACAACTCTTTCACCATCAAAACCTTTAGGAACTTCTTCATAATGTTCTTTATTTAACCAATTCATAGTGCATTTGCATGAAAATAATACAACTACAAGAACTAAAGCAAGTAGAACATGTTGAGTATTGATTTTTTTGAGCATTTTAGTAACGGCTTTCATTTTTATATAATAAATATATAAAAATTTTAAAAAAATTAATTTTAAATTTGTATAATATTAATGTTATTTATATTATTTTTTAATAATAATTTATAATATGTATTATTTTCTATAAATTTAGGTGTATCTATAAATATAATCATATTAATATATTCTTTAAAATGTATTGTATTTTCATATAAAAATAATTTATCAGAATCAATATCTTTTATAACTAAGATTCTAGTTTGATTATTTTTAAATTTTTCTAAATTTTCATATCCACTAACAGGATATTCATTTTTTTCCAAATTTCTTATAATATCATCATATAATTCATCATTTACTATAAATATTGATTTATAAATATTATAATTTTCATAAATTGTAGCAATTATATCTATTACTTCATTATTTTTATTATCCAAATTCATTTAAATATTCTATTCTATTAAATTATAAATTAATTACTCTTAAATGAATATTACTATATACAATGAAAGTTATTTTTCTAGTATACAAAAAAAAATTAAATTTTCTATGATTGATGAAAATTTAATAAAAAAAATAAAAAATTTAACTACCAATTATTCATGTTTTAAACATACTCCTAAAAAAAATAATAATTATCACAAAAAAAGATATTATAATAATACTCAAAGATATATTAAAAAAACTGATGATAAAATTATACTTAGTCAATTAAATAAAATAACAAATGATAATTATAATTTATTAAAAAATAAAATTATTTATAACATAAATAATGATAATTACAAATTAGTTATTGATAAATTGATAGATATATCGATAAAACAATCTAATTATATAGATATATATTTAAGTTTGTATAAAGAATTGATATGTGATATAAAAAGGAAGGAATATATAACTGAGAAGATAATAAGTATATTTGATAATTATGATTTTAATTTATTATTAAATAATGATGATATATCAAAATTAGAGTATGATGATTTTTGTGATACTAATAAGAAGAAGAAGAAATTGAAAGGATTAATATTATTAGTTTTAAATTTAATAAAAAATAATTTAATCGATATTACGATAGAAAGATTTAATATGATTATAATGAAATATAAAGATTATAGTAATGATACATTTTTAGATATTTTACAAATTATAAATTATGTTAAATTTCTGGAGGATAGTATAAAGGAGGAGTTAAATGATTATATAAATAATACTAATTTCAAAAATAATATGAAATTAAAATTTAAGATAAAGGATATAATTGAAAATAAACCAATAAAAAATTTTTAATAAAAAATATGTATTATTACATATGTTTCCTTTTCTTTTTTTTAGGTGTTTCTGGAATTATTGTAGAACTCTCAACTGATAATATCTCATTATATCTATTCTTATACAGATTCCGAGTAATATTATTTTCGTGCATATCAAATATAGTGATATTTACATAATTTGGAGATATATAATAACAGTTATTTAGATAACTAAATAACCTTATATGATAGTTCAAATAATTAAATGGTCTATCAATATTAGAATTATACAATAATCTAATATTATTTGAATTCTCATTTAATTTACTCTCTATCTTTTGAATATCTCCAAACATATAACTTTTTTTTTTTAATTTATACAAATTATCAAACAAGTTGTAGTTTTTAATAAACATCATACCTAATTCAGTAATATTTACTCCATCCTTATTTGACATTTTAAGTGTTAGATAAATATTCAATTTATCGAAAATTTTAACAGTCATCTGTTCATTGTTTTTAGTAGTTGTCTTTCCATTAATATTAAACAACTTACTTTCTTCCTCAGAACACTGTCTAGGATACCACGAATTTACCTCTCCAACATGCAATATATGATAACTTATATCATCAATTATCTTAAATCCATTATAAGATGTGCTTATAGTAAGCACTTTATCTTGTAAATTAGAAGAGGCCATCTTTAGTATATTAAATGTATATATACATAGAAGCTTTCACATTTTATATGACCATCTATAATAATATAAATAGTATATATATAATAGAAGGTTTAAAAATTTGAAAAAATAAAATGAAATAAATGTAAAAATGACGAAGAAGGAAGAATTGATAAAGGTTCTAACATTATTGTTAGATGATAAGAAATCAAAGAATGAGACATTTAAGGTGAGAGCATATAATAATGTAATAGGAGTGTTAAGAAGGTATGATGGTGAAATAAATGAAGTAAAAGATTTAGATGATATTCCTAATTTAACGAAGAAGGGTAGTATATATAATAAAATTGTTGAATATTTAGATACTGGTAAAATTAAAGAAATTGAACAAATTGATAATTATTCAATCATATATAAAGAATTATCTAAAATTTATGGAATTGGTCCTACTAAAGCAAAAGAACTTATAAATAAAAAAGGAATTAAATCTATTACAGATTTAAAGAAAAAATTAGAAGAAGACGATGATTTATTGAATAAGAAGCAGAAGATAGGATTAAAGTATTATAAGGAGTTAGAGAAGAGAATACCATCAGAGGAGATAGAAGAACATAAAAAGTATATTAAGAGATGTATAAATGAGATAGATAAAGATGGACAATTAAAATATGAGGTGACAGGTTCAAATAGAAGAGGAGAAAGTAGTAGTGGTGATATAGATATATTATTTACTGCGAAGAATAATGATAAAAAATTATTTAATAAAATAATAAAAAAATTATTGAAAGATGGGTATATAAAGGAAACTTTAGCGAAAGGGGATAAAAAATTTATGGGGATATCTAAATTGGATAATAAAGATGTGCATAGAAGGATAGATATGATATATAGTGAGAATTATCCATTTGCATTATTATATTTTACAGGAAGTGGTGATTTTAATGTAGAGATGAGAAATCATGCATTATCTTTAGGATATTCATTAAATGAATATGGTTTAAAGAAAGATGGAGAATTTGTGAAGAATAATAATAATGAATTTGAGACGGAAGAGGATATATTTAAATTTTTAAAATTAAAATATATTGAACCAAAAAAAAGAAAAGCAGGTATGATTGAAAAAATTAAAATAAAATAAATTTTTAATAAAAAATATTTTTTATTAAAATTAAAGAAGCATATAATCTTTATAACTTTCTACATTATCTTCAACTTCTTTCTTTTTTAATTTTTTATCTTTAGATTTAGTTATTTTTTTTTTTGTAAATGTTTCTTTATTTTTATTATTATCTTTTTTAATTAATTCAGTTAAAGTATTTAATTTTGAATTAATATCTTTTACATTTTCATTTGTTTGTTTAAACATTTCTTTTAACTCATTTTGTTCAAATTTTTCTTTAGTTTCAAGTTCTTTATCTTTATTAATAGAAGAAAAACCCAAAGTAATTACTCCAATAATAACACCTAATATTAAAATATTTTTGAGTGAGAATATTTCACCAAACATTTTATAATAAATAAATATTTTATTTTTATTGTTTTAAATTAATAATGAGTGATAATAAAGTATGTATGAGTGATTGTGATGTAACAAAATATATATTAAAATATTTAATAGCTATTTTTCAATATTTATCGGTATCATTAGATGATTATAATATGAAATTAAAGACTACTAAATGTTTAAATACAGCTGTAATGCTTGTATATATATTAGGTAGTAAAAAAGATATTAAAACAAAAGTAAATTATTGTGATACTGATAATATTAATAATAGATATAATAAAATAAAAACTTATCAAAAAAAAATAGAGAAAAAAAAACAGATATTAGATAAACTAGAACAAAATATTCTTGATAATAAATTTAATAAAAGACAGTTTTACTATATATTATTAACACATACAACTATGAAAAATACAAAAAATAAAAAGAATGGTTGGTTTCCTGGTCATGTATATATAATAGAGAAATCAAAAAATTGCAAAGGAAAATTAAATTATAAAATATTCCAATCATATATAAATCAATATGATTTAAATGGTCACTATAAGAATAATAATAATACAATGGAAATTAAAGATAATAATATTAAGGGTATAATAAATGGGATGAGAAATATATTATTAAAGAAGACATGGAATAAGAGGGCAGTAAATTTTTGGAAGAAATTGTGTTATGTAGATACGAATGATTTGTTAGATTGTAAAACAGATAATATTAATATATGTTTTCAAAAGATAACTATAAAAAATTGTTATTTAAATTTAATAAATTTTACAGATAATGCATTAAATGAAATTAAAGTTAATATAAATAAAAATAATTTAGAATATTATAAGATAAATAATATAGATGAAAATATAAAACAATATGATATATATAATTTATATAAGGAATTTGAGAATTTAAAAAATGATATTTTAGTATAAGATGATAAGTAGATATTATAGATATTTTTTATTATTAATTATTATATTATTATTAATTAAGCTTATAATGTATAATAATACATGTAAAATATATCCAATAGTGGTTTTATTAGATTTAGATAAAACGTTAATAGGTGATGTATCTCCTCAGGTGGAGGAATATTCAATTATAAATAATATTAATGTAGAATTGCAAACATTAGGGCAGAAGAAGATTCCTTATAATAAAAAAAAATTAGAGAATGAGTTAAGAAATGGTATAATAAGGCCATATTTACAAAAGTTTATAAATTTATTGAAGACATATGAGAATGTAGAAGTATTTATATATACTGCATCAGATGATAAATGGGCAAAAACGATAATACCGGTAATTGAGAAAATTCTAAATTATAAATTTAATAGACCATTATTAACAAGAAATAATATAGTTATTAAAAATAATCAATTACGAAAATCGATAAAGGTTATAAAGCCATTAATTTTTAAATCTTTAAAGAATAAATATAATATGGATAATGTGGATAATTTAAAATATATAATGTTATTTGATGATACAAAGAATGTTTTATTAGAAAATAGTAAACAGATTAAAGTGAAGCCATATAATTATATGAATCAAACAGATTATTTATCAAATATGAATAAGAATGTGATTAGGAGATTTTATCCGGTAATAGAGCATATTTTAAATTTGAAGCATTCACCAGATATAAATGGTTTTTATTCTCGATATTATAATTTTTTAAGAATTAGATATGTGTATGTAGAAAATAATAATAAAAAATATGTAAATGATAATGTATGGAATATATATTATAAGGTGTTTAAACATAATATAACCAATATAAGTTATGTTAAATTATTAAATTTACTAAAATCTATTTAAGTCTTTTTTTATTTATATTTATAATAAATAATGATATTATCATTTGATATAGGTATTAAAAACCTAGCATATTGTTTAATAAATCAAGATGATAATGAAATAAATATAATAAGATGGGATATTATAAATTTAGTGAAAGATAATGAGAAATGTAAGAATATTTCATTAGATGAGATAACTAATAGATTATATAAAAGTTTAAATAGTCATTTTTATAGTTATAAAATTACAGAAGTATTATTAGAGAATCAGCCAGTCTTAAAGAATCCAGTAATGAAATCAATACAAATGATAATATTTTCATTTTTTCAATATCAAAAAATTTTATTAAATAGAGAAATAAATTTAATTAAATTGATTAATGCTTCTAATAAATTAAAAATAGGTAAAACATTTACAGAGATTAATAATAATGAGGATATATTAAAAATAAAAACTAAATATATGCGTAATAAAAAATTAGCAATTCTATATACTTATAAAGTTTTAGATGAAAAAATAAATAATTCAGAAAACTATATTAAATTTTTTAATGATAGTAAAAAAAAAGATGATTTATCAGATGCTATACTACAAGCTATATATCATATTAAAGTATATTAAAAATCGTCCTCCATATTAAAATCTAATTTACTATTTTCATTATTATGTAATTCAGCTTTACTATAATTGCTTACTCTAACTTCAAAAAAGTTTTGTTTATCTTCTAAACTAATTCTGTCCATAAAATCGAAAGGATTACTTACATTATATATTTTATTATAACCTAATTGAATGCAGATTCTATCAGAAACAAATTCAATATATTCAGACATTAAATCGCTGTTCATACCAAGAAGTCGACAAGGAAGACTATCAATTATGAATTCTTTTTCAATATTAACAGCTTCTTTAATAATACTATGTATTTTTTCTTCACTTAGTTTATTCTTTATATGAGAATAAAGTAATATTGCAAATTCTGTATGAAGTGATTCATCTCTACTAATAAGTTCATTACTAAATGTTAGACCATGCATTAAACCTCTTTCTTTAATCCAATAAATGGCGCAAAATGCACCAGAAAAGAAGATTCCTTCGATGCATGCGAATGCAACAAGTCTAGTTGCAAAATTGTCATCAGTGCTTTCAATCCATTTCATAGCCCAATCAGCTTTTTTTTTTATACATGGTATAGTCTCAACAGCATTAAGTAATTTAGATTTTTCAATATCATCTTTAATATATGTATCAATTAGTAAGGAATATGTTTCTGAATGCACAGTTTCAATAGCATTCTGAAAACTATAAAATGCTAGAACCTCTGGAACTTTTATTTCGGACATGAAGCGTAGAACAAGATTTTCATTAACGATACCATCACTTGCTGCAAAAAATGCTAAAACATTTTTAATAAAGTATTGTTCATCTTCTGATAATTTTGCCCAATCAGTTCCATCTTTAGAGAAATCTATTTCTTCAACAGTCCAGTAAGTAGAAACATGTTTTTTATACATGCTCCATATATCATCATAATTTATAGGGAAAATAACATGTCTATTTTTTGTCTCAGTAA